TAGTGAAACCTATTATTATAAGTTTAATGTTTTTAGTAAACGGAGAAATTAAATTAGATACTTTTGAAATACATCAAAGTTGTGGTAGTTGGTTTGATACTAACGTAAAAGTAGAAGAAAACAAAAAAAGAAAACTATTCTCTAGCCTTGAGTATCATGTATACAAAGATAAAAAAGTTGTAGGCTATGTCTGCCAAGGAGACGAACCAGGATGATAAAATTTTTATTAGTAATGCAAGTATGCAGTGGTGTACATATGGATTGTATGACAAAATTTGAAACCAGTCCTTTGTTTAATAGCTACTATGAATGCTCTACTGTAGGTTATTTACGTTCATTAAAAATAATGGATGAAATGGGTGGAGATTTTGTAAACAGAGCTGAGATACAAATAAAATTTAAATGTGATAAAATAAATGAATTATAATCCTTTACCTATTTCTTGTACTATAAGACCTAGTTGGATTGAAGGACTTGGTGTGTTTGCAATTAAAGAAATTAGAAATGATACAGACTTAGGTGTGTCTCATATAGAATTTGAAAATGAATTATATAGAACTCCTTTAGGTGGATTCTTAAACCATGCAGAAAAACCTAATTGTGTCAGAATTAAGAACGGCAATAAATGGTTAGTTAAAACTATAAAAGATATTTTTCCTAATGAGGAACTTACTTTAAAATATACAATATACAACCCTGAAGTGTAAATTGCTTGCCGGAGCTTTAGAACAAGCTCACGGCAAACAAAAGGTGTGAGAAGAGATCATTAGATTACATTAAAATTATTTACTTGACAAGTGTTCTTATTTTAATATATCTTCCCAGATGTGAGAGAGAAAATAACAATAAAAGAAAGGAAAACAATGACTATTGAGGCATTGAAAAAATGGTTAGATACATCTGTTGAAGGTGATAACATCACTTACTATGAAGGTTTCTTAGCTCAAGAAGGTGGAAATAATTACGAAATAAGAAAGTTAGGAAGTTTCATAAGAGAAATGGAAAACTTAAAAAAAGTTGATCTAGTACAAAAAAAAATAAGTGGAATAAAAATTCTTGGAGATAAAGGACCTATTATTTATCACTACATAGCACAAAGGAGAAAAAATGGCTAACCCAGCAAAACATAAGTCTGTATCTGTTCCTAAACCAGCACATACAAAAGCAGAATGGTTATCTGATAAGATAATACCAGGAACCAAACTAAGTATAAGTAAAGTAGTAGAAAGCATAATAAATGAAAGAGCACAGAAACATGGATATAAAAACGGTAAAGCATAAAGAACCCTGTCCTGACTGTCAGGGTAATGGTTATAGACGTATTTGGAAAGATACGTCAGAAGTTGAAAAGATAACTATTCAATGTGTTACATGTGATTCTGAAGGTGAAGTAGAAATATTATCTCCAGAATCATTAAGAGAGAATGGAGTTATATGAAACATAAAAGTTTAAGCCAGATGCATAAAGAAAGAGACCTTAACAAAAGTAAAGACGAAGAGTATCAGGGCGGAAAAGCTTATAGAGTAATGTTAGATATGTTTCGTAAAAATAAGAAGAAAGAAGATAAAAATAGTAGAACAATGTTTACGTTTAAATTATTAAACTTAATTAAAAAATGTAAAGAGAAAGGTAAATTTCAATTAGCTATTAAATTAATTGATAAATATAAAATAGATAAAGAAAAACTAGGGGAGGCTTACTATGACTAAAGAAAAATTAGTACCTATGACAACTGAAGAAGAAGATAGGAACGCTGATGTTGTAAGAGATAGTAATGGTAATATAGTGCCAGAAAAATTATCACAAGATAACAAAAAAGAACTTGATTTAACTAAAATGGTTGAGATTCAACAAAAAGAAATAAAAGATCTTTTTCATGACAATAAACTTCTTATACAAGAAGTTGAAAGATTAACTGGTTTTATGGAAAAATTAAAAAAATTATTACCTAAACATTAATATGAGTAAAAAAGAAAAAGGTAAATGGGACGGAAGAAGTAGGATACCCACAGCTGTATATAAAAACAACTATAACGAGATATTTAGGAATAAAACAGAAACGAATCAGGAAACAAACAAGAACGATGAAAAATTATATGGTCAACAAGAACAAGAAGACTTGGATGAATCTATGAAAGAAGCTTTTAGACAACGTGATGAAAGATTAAAAAAATTAACATATATTGGTATGTTCTTATTATTAACAGATTGTTCTGAATTATTAGTACTATCAATATGAAACAAACATATTTATTTCCTGAATTAGATCCTTTTATTACTAAAATAAAAGACGTTGATTATGTTGATCTTCAACAAATGATTTGGATAGATCCTGGAACAGGCTTTAAACCTAAACATGATTATATTATGTTACCTGAAGATACTTTAATTTTATTTAAATCTGGAGGGCGTAATCAATATATGCCTGAAGAAGGAGATTCTTTTCCTTATCTACAAAATAAAAAAACTGGAAATGTCTTACAATTTAAAATGGTTGATTATGAATATCCTACTTATAACTTTGGTTACAAGGGAATGCATTGGAAATTTAGAATACATAAAATTGTGGCTCAAGCTTTTATTGAGAATGATAATCCTAAGATAAAAACTCTTGTAGACCATAAAAATCACCAACGTTGGGACTATAGAGTAAATAACTTAAGATGGGTAAGTCCTTCAGAAAATGCTAAGAATAAGAAAAAAGGAGAAGGTATGGATATTGAACGAATGATTATAAACCAAAAAAATTTATTTAAAAAATGATTAAATATATTTTTATTCTTTTATTATTAACAGGTTGCTCTGAACTATTAATACTATCAAGTGGTGCTGGAGTTGTCGTGTCTCAAAGTCCTGTGATTAAAGCTTATAATGGAGTTGATATGATCACCGTTATAACAACAGATAAAGATATAAAAAAACACGCTTATGATAAATTAAAGAAAGGAAAAAAATGAAACACAACAATAAGTTTATATACCCTAAATCAATGCGAGAGGTTATCAACGGTAAACGACACTATAATATCAATGAAAAGGAGAAGTTACCGAGTGTAACTACTATTATATCAGCCACACAGTCGGCCGATAAGACCGCTTCACTGGCCGCGTGGCGAGTACGGGTAGGAGAGGACCAAGCAGCGCGGATCGTGGATACGGCAGGGGCCCGCGGAACGGCGATGCATAAGATTCTAGAAAAGTACATCTTAAAAGATGGTTATATAGATTTGACGACAGTTGGTAGAGAAGCACACAACATGGCTATAAGAGTTATAGAGCAAGGTCTGTGTAATGTTACAGAGTATTACGGGCTAGAAGCTACTCTTTATTACCCAGGTCTATATGCTGGGGCCACAGATATGGTTGCAATACACAAAGGTGATGAAGCCATAATTGATTTTAAACAAACAAATAAACCTAAAAAAAGAGAATGGATCGAAGACTACTGCCTTCAATTGGCCGCATATGCAATGGCACACAATTTTATATATAAAACAAATATAACTAAAGGTGTGATTATGATGTGTAGTAAAGATAATTTCTATCAAGAGTTTATTATACAAGGATTAGAATTTAGAAAGTACATGCATATGTTTTTAAAAAAGGTAGATCAATACTACAAAGAACTTAAACCAAAAAACTAACCAAAGGAGATATACTATGAGTATGAGAGTAAGAGACCTACAACAATATTTAGGTAAATTTACAAATGAGATGAAAGGAAGCAATCTATCAGATGCGCATGTTTATATAGAAACTCAAAGTGGACACTTAGAAGAGATATCCAGGATAGAGGTTCAGCAAAGTACATTAATAAATGCTTCAGAACCTGTAAGAATTGTACTACAACATGAAAATATTAAGAGATGGACAGCTAATACGCCAAAAAAGGTACATATTTAACATAACAAACTCATGTACCGGCCCTGCCGGCCCTACCGACCCAGGAATTAAGATTATTTATTATTTTTTCTTTAACCATTTTAATTAAAAACTGGTTAAAAGTGGGTGTGCAGGGTAGGTACTATGTATGTTCCACTATAAGAGAAACTTTGGGGTCATGTTTTTTTTTTCATGATGCGTTTTTTTTGGGTGGAACACGTGGAACAGAGGTCTTTTTGAACTATTAGTGTTGGTATTGTTGACGAATACATGTTCCACCGGAGCTTTTTTTGGTGGAACAGCGTGGAACATTTGTTGGTATATATAGCTTTTTTGATTTTTGACGTGGAACAGAGACAATAAATGGCTATTTCATTGTGATTATTGAAGGTACACTGTTTTTTTGGTTGACGTTTTTTATTAAAAAAAAACTTTATAGGGTCAAATATTTCCCTTATAGTAGGAATACACATGACAAGATGTAGAAAAAAATCCAAATACAGAAATGTAGTTATAAAAAACAAAAGATATTATTTCTATAAAATAACATGGGCTGATATAACTGGTGATGCAGGACATGCAACTTATGATGAGTTTAGTAAGTTTAATCCTAGTATTATGATTACACAGGCTTACATTTTTTCTAAAGACAATAAAAATATTAGAACTTTTGCTTCTTATGAACAAGGTGATGAACTATTTTCCGATAGGAATGTATTACCTAAAGGGTGTATACTAAAGATGGAAAAGATAACTATATGAAAAAAAAGAAAAACCCAACTCTTACAAAGAATATGCCTAATGTGAAGTGGAAGGAGATTCCTCCTCTAAGAGGTCCTGATCCTCAGGGTCAGTTGAAGTCTCCGAAGGAGAAGAGGAAGATTTTTGTTCCTCTGGTGTAACATTTATAATATCTTTGTAATCATTTAAAATTTGTTTCATCTTATCTTCTAATTCTTTCTCATTCATATTGTCCAAGCTACCGGTTAAGATCATCTTCTGATCTATATATAATCCACCAACTTTACCTCTAGCAACTTCGGCGTTTATAGCTGCGGACCAAGCACCTTTCTTTTGTGCATCATCTCTAAGCTTAGCCAATTCTGTGATATGTTTCTGCAAAGTAACACCATACTTCTCTTGAACTTCTGCTCTAAGCTCACCTATGTATTTCACTACCAAGGGAAAGTATTTAGGGTTTCTCATCTCTGAAGATACTTGTCTGGCTCTGGTTGTGTACCCTGCTTGAAGAGCTGCTTCTGCAGGACTTAGCTTGCCTTCATTATAAACTAGTAATTCTGCAAATTTTTGTTGCTTTTCAGTAAGTGTTTTCTTCTGCGTCATATTTGCATTTTAGCCTAAAATAACATATCTTACAACCGGAGAATTCTGGTGAAAGATGAAGCAAAATTGTGGAAGAAACTATCTAAGAACACACCTAATATCATGTGGTCTAGGATCGAATCATGGGCTAGTTTTGGCATACCGGATGTACTTGGTTATCATGATTCATGCGGATTTTTTATGTGTGAGCTTAAGATTGCTAGATCCCGGAAGGTATCCTTCAGTCCTCATCAGATCATGTTTCACTCAACCAGAAAAAATAGGAACTTCATCTTGCTAGAAGAGCCGCGCTCCTCTAGCATAAAACTTTATGGAAGCTCCGCGATCCACGGCCTACTAACCGATCATCGCGAAACGCCGTGCTTGGCGCTTGACGATTGGTCCCACATAGAACGAGTGTTGATCAACGCTCCGCTTGACGCTTAGTTAAAATAGAATACAACCTGAGGTTGCATCGCGCTCCGCGGTACGCGAAGGGCTTGAAGCTTGTTATTTATAGTTAACAAAACTATTAGAGTTCTTAACATGTAAATCCTCAGGCTTGACGCTTGTCGCTTGAGGCTTGACGCTTGTCGCTTGAGGCTTGCGGCTTAACATAAGCAACAGCTCTTTCTCAAACTCTTTGAGTTCTTTTCTAGTTTTAAAGTTATTCATATTTTATTTACAACCATGAAGCTGTGCTAGATACTCATCTAGCCCAATGTTATCGATAAAACCGTAGCTACGTTTGTCCGCTCCCCAATAGCCGTCAACCGTGTTGGTCTGTAGATTCACCCATATGTTGGGACCGCCTCCTGCTACCAGCAGCCTAGCTGCTTTGTAACTGTGGTCCTGGTGCGTGATCCATTCTATATTGTAGACGTCTTCCATCCATTCACTGGCACCACCATGCTGTTCAACGCTACCGTCTTCCTGTTCGTCGTTACTGATCACCGGGTTGGTGATATCTTCCGCAATGTTCTTCACCATTCTTTCTAACTGCTCGTTGCAGGTCTCTGGTTTCTTTTTTAATGCACTCATGTTGTATCCTTTCTGTTTATTATTAATACTATCTTATATTATCCCAGTTATATTGTCAAGCTTGAGGCTTGAGGCTTGAAGCTCAACGCTTCGCGCTTCGCTGGTCTGCGACATATCGCCGCGCGACGATATGTCGCACCACTATATGTGGTCAAGCGCGCCGTTCGCGCCTTTCTTGACCCCAGATCCATCTTCAAGTGCACGGTACGTCGTATTTCTACTTCACCTCCATTGTCAAGATGGATCAGGGCTCAAGTTTATCTTTTATATTCTTGTTTCGTTTTTGCTTTTGAATTAATAACTCTAGCATATTCTTGAATATAATTCTCATTCATGTGTTGAACATTATACCCCTTACTCATAGCTACTTTGATTACTTTATTCATTGCATTTATTCTTTTTGTTTTCCATGTCATAATATAAGTTATAATCCCATTGACATTGTTTGTCAAGTGTTATATAATTTAAATATAAACAAACAGAAAGAAGAATAATATGTACCTAATAATAAAACAAACTGACTATGATAACTTAGAGCCAAGCTATTCAGTAGTAGACCAAACAAAGACAATGAAAGACGCAGCGGACAAAGTAAAAGGGTATAACTTAATAGATAATAGTAATGAAACTTATTATCATTGTATAGAGTTAGACAAATAGAAAGGATATAGAATGAATAAAGATAAGAACTTTTACATAACATACTATGCCAAGAAACATAGCACCTTTGTAGTACGCAAAGGAAAGTGGACCGATAAGTGCAAGGAATGGACAAGCAAACTTAACAAACAATGCACAACCTATTATGATATAGATGCAGACAATTACCGGACCGCGGTTGGTGATGTGACTATTAAGTATAACTAATAGAGGTGCGACATTATGTCGCACAACGGAGCGTTGACATAAGACTACTGGTGTGATATTATCCCAGTATAAACAATAGAAAGGATATACAATGTACAATACATTACTATACATAGGCATAGCATTCTTACTGAGTGGCTTTGTACTATTTGTCATAGCAGTAAACATGGAGATATATTACGACCGTAAGTTATATAAACTACAACAAAGGATGAACAATGTACCAAAGAAATAGTAACGAAGCATTTACAAATGCCAAAGCTAAGGGTTTAGATAAACCAGAAGATTTTATGTATATGTATTCAATTAAAGAAAAGGATTTCTTTAAAAATATTATGGATAGAAAATATATAAGCTTCGAACAATAGATATAGATGCGACGATATGTCGCACCGCGCTGCGCGGGTAGGACTTAGTGTCACATGTGACGATATGTCGCAGGCCCTTCGGGCCTGTATCGGGCCCCAAGCTATCTGGATTGGAGTTAGTATTAACACCCCCCACCCCCCTTTGTAGAATAGGGGTCCCTATCAATTTGTATATACAGTTTGATTTAGACATATACATGCTATAAAATACCAATGAAGAAAAAAACAGAGCATAAAAAATTCTGCAAAAAAATTATATGAATGACAATATAGATCTTAATAAGCTCCCACCTGATGTTAAGAAAGAGTTTATGAAGTATGCACTTAAGCTTTCTGAGAAAAAAACCAAATCCAAAGTGTATGATGACTTTTTGACTTTCGTCAAACATGTTTGGCCTGAATTTATAGAAGGCGATCACCATAAAATTATAGCAGAAAAATTTAATCGTTTGGCAAGAGGAGAAGTTAAAAGATTAATTATCAATATGCCACCTAGGCATACCAAATCAGAATTTGCTTCTAACTTACTTCCTGCATGGATGATAGGTCGTAAACCTAATTTAAAAATTATTCAAACAACCCACACCACAGAACTTGCAGTAAGGTTTGGTAGAAAAGCTAAAACATTAATTGATAGTCCAGAGTATCAACAAATGTTTAAAACTAGACTTAGAGAAGATTCGCAAGCCGCGGGCAAATGGGAAACAGAACAAGGCGGTGAATACTACGCAGCCGGCGTTGGATCTGCAATCACGGGCCGTGGTGCGGATTTACTTATCATCGATGATCCACACTCGGAGCAAGATGCGTTGAACGCGGTTGCACTAGAGCGAGCTTATGAATGGTATACATCGGGACCAAGACAGCGGTTACAGCCAGGCGGAGCGATAATCGTGGTTATGACTAGATGGAGTATGAAAGATTTAACTGGAGCATTATTAAAAGCACAAAAAGAATTAAAATCAGATCAATGGGAAGTCGTTGAGTTCCCAGCAATCTTACCATCAGGTGAATCTGTATGGCCAGGATATTGGAAGTTAGAAGAATTAGAATCTGTTAAAGCATCTCTATCACTTGGTAAGTGGAACGCACAGTGGATGCAGAATCCAACATCAGAAGCAGGATCGTTGATTAAAAGAGATTGGTGGAAAGTTTGGGATAAGAATTATATACCTCCTTTAAAGCATGTCATCCAATCTTATGATACTGCCTTTCTAAAAAAAGAAACTGCAGATTACTCTGCAATCACAACATGGGGTGTTTTTCATCCTACTTTAGATTCTCCTCCTAATTTAATATTACTTGATGCAGTTAAGGAAAGATTAGAATTTCCAGAACTACGTAAGAAAGCTATGGAACAGTATAAGTATTGGAATCCTGAAACAGTTATAATAGAAGGTAAAGCATCTGGAATGCCTTTAACATATGAGTTGCGAAAAATGGGGATACCTGTTATAAATTTCACTCCTAGTAAAGGTAATGATAAACATGCTAGGGTTAACGCTGTGTCACCTATTTTCGAATCAGGTATGATATGGGCGCCCGATGAAAAATTCGCAGAAGAAGTAATTGAAGAGTGTGCTGCATTTCCATATGGAGATAACGACGATTTAGTTGATAGCACAACACAAGCGGTAATGAGATTCAGACAGGGTGGTTTTATTGGACATCCCGATGATGAAAAAGAAGAAAAATTACCTCAAATAGAACGAGAGTATTACTAATGGCAAATAACAGTTACGCACAATTAATAGATGATTTTGAAGCAGGACTTCTAGTTATAGAAGGAGAAAGTCTAACAGATTATATTAAAAGAATGGGTGGAGTAGATTACGAATCCAAAGCTAACGGCGGTATTATGGGTTATGCTGAAGGTGGTTTAATGTCTCCTGAAGAATATTTTAAAGGAAAAGAAAAGTATATGAAAGAAGAACAAATTGAAAATATGCGTAGAGAGTATAATGAATATCTTTATAAACAAAATCACGGACCAAGAGATGAAGCAGCTAACGGCGGTATTATGGGTTATGCTATTGGTGGAAATATTATTAATCAAGATATAAATAAATATCAAAATATAGATAATCAAAGGGCTGAAGTTTTACAACAAGATATTAATGCTAGTAAAGGGAAAGGTTTTAAGGCACAAGATCTTGACACTCTTAAATCAATAGAATTTGTTAATCCAACTCTTACAGAATTTGAACTTCAAGGATTAAAAGATGGTAGTATAACTAAACCAGGAAGTTATTCAAAACCACAAGCAAGATTAACTAATGAAGAATATTTAAGCCGTAATAATAATCTTACTGCTAACGCCAATAACATTGCAAGAGATTTTACATTTGATACAACATCCCCTGTTCCAGAAGATATAGATATGCAATATACTGTTGGAAATGAATTTAATGTAGCACCACAAAATAGAAGTATGTTTGAGAGAGGAAAAGATTTAGCAAGTAGTGGTATAGCTAAGGCTGGAAAAGTAGGTATGGATGCTTTTAATCTTATAAAAAATAATAATCCTATAGGTTTACTAACTTCAGGTTTTGGAAAGTTAGGAGATATGTTTGAATATAAAGGTGGAGATGTAACAGTTGACGAAAATGGAAATATAATTAGTGCTGCAGATTTAAATAAAATGAATGCTAGAGGTGGTTATTACACAGATGCTGCAAGAAATGCTAGAAATAGAACTAA